CCCAACGCAGCACGGAACTCGGGCGCGGTCATGCCGGGTGTCTCTTGCACCAGGAATGTGCGCTGCGCCATGCGGCAGTCGCGCCCTGCTGACCATCCCAGTCGTGAACGTCCAGAATTGTCGTGTCCCATTCCCCACCCGTGACTACGCGCTGGTAGCGCGGAGAACCATCCTCCCAGTAATCAATCGCCACGAGGCGCGCGTCTGGGAAGCGTTCGATAACTCGGTGTTTGGCTCTCATCGGTCAGCCCTCCCCGCGAATGACGTAGCCGCCGCACCCGGCGTGGCCGTTCTCGTTGTAAGCCTCGATCACCCCATCCTCGGGGCAGTACCAGCGGCAGTCCGGGCTATCGAAATGCACCCCTATCCGTTGCCGGATTACAGCGCGGGCTTCCTCGACCGTCGCACAATCAGCGCGGAACAGGTCGCTGGCAGGAGGCTCATGCCCGTCAGGCGCATACTGCTCGACAGTCACCGCAAGCAGCTTCTCCCGCAGCTTGGCGAACGCAATGACCAAATCCTCCCGGTCGTAACCCTGCTCCTCCATGTGGCTGTCAGCGCACTCAACCTCGGCGCTGTCCTCGTCCGCCGGGTCTTCCCATTCCTTCTCGCCCGACCGCTGATCCAACTCCCAACCCTGGATGCACTCGGCCGCAAGCTGTTCGTCGGTCATCTCAGTCAGGATTTTCCGCTCTGCATCCCCGCAAATCCCGCCGCTCCCGAGCCACGCATACGCAATCGCGTCCACCATGGCTTCTTGGTTGCGATACAGGCTGCCTGCAAATTCGTTGCTTGCCATCTTCGTTCTCCCTCTATGCGCTCAACCGGCGCTCGTAGTTCTGCATCCAAGCCCAGTCGTCGATCTGCTTCATGCGCTGCTGGTAGTGGTCAGCCGTCATGCCAGACGACAGGTATTCCCGGTCAAGCTGGTCAACCATCCGCTCAACCCGGCGCTCAATCTGTTCCTCGGTCATCGTCGTCTCCTGGTGAGGGTGGTGGAGGCGGGGGCCTAAGCCCCCGTGTTGTTCCAAGCTGCTTTGTCGATCCAACGGACTGCCTCAAGCATGCTGTTGGGGAAGTGAACCGCAACGCCAGAGCGATAGACCGTGTATCCCAAGGTGTTTGCGAAGCGCGGCGAGCGGCTGATCTTCAGTATCTGAATGATGTCGTGGTCGCGATATTGGAAAGTTGTCTTGGCCATCTGTCGTCTCCTGTTAACGACGCAACCATACCGCAACATGTCCTAGGGTGTCAAGTCCTAATGAGGGGCAATGCATGACCAACATCGTCACCCACCGTGACGGCGTCCAAACGCGCCTAGTCGACGGCGTCATGTTCCGCCTAACCCCGCAACTACGCTGGAACAACGGCAGCCTAGAGCAGTGCTGGAAGGATATCGCCAGCCTCCAAATGCTCTGGCTTCCAGTGCCCGCAATCGTGGAGGAAACCGCCAGTGGCTAAGTCGGCCGCGCTGAGGAAACCGCGCTCTGATGACAGAGAGGATGGCAGAGCCGTCCACATTCCATCCCATGGGCACGGCCGCCTAATCCCGTATCAGCCTGGTCAGTCCGGCAATCCAAACGGGCCGGTCGATCTATCCGCTTACCACGAGGCGCGCCGGATCTGCGCTGCGAACTCGCCAGAGGCTGCGCTTATCCAAGTCCAACTGATGCACGACGATGATAGCCGGGTGCGCCTCATGGCCACCGAGGCTGTGCTCAACCGTGGCGTCGGCAAACCGCGCGATCACAGCGGCGACGATCGCAATCAGCGCGTATCGCTTGCGGCACTCACGCCAGACGAACTCACATCGCTCGCAACTTTGCTCAAGCGTGCGCTGGGGATCGTGTGAACTGATGGCCAAGACGCGCCCACTGATGACAACGAAGCAGCAAGAGGCGCACCTCCGTGCCATGGCTGGGACGATTGCGATCTACGTCGTTCCTCCAGAGGGCATCCTGCAACTTATTGCCGCTCACTACTACGGCGAAGCCAACGCGCGCATGGTGCAACTGCTCGATGCCGTGGTGGCGACGATCCGCGATGTCGTGGGACGCCATGATCGCAGCAATAGTCCGCTGTGTTTCGCATGCGGCGGTCCGCTGCTTGCCCCCGGCGGCAATATCGTTGCCTGCATCGGCGAGGATGGTCAGTCAGCGGCGATCACTGGCGTGCTGTGCGCGGCATGCGGTGCTGACGCGTATGTCGGCGACCGCATCGAGCAGGCGTTGCGGGATCTGGCGTTCCCCGACGTGAAGCGCATCCACCCGACTGCGAGGGGGACGGCATGAGAGCGCTCCTACTCCTATTGCTACTCCAAGGCTGCGGCGCTGCGGCGCTCTACCAGGGCAACCAACTCGACACGCGCATTCAGACGCTGGAGAGCCGGGTCAACGCGCTAGAAGTGTCGCAGGCGAGGGCAGCGCGGTGATCTTCTTCGGCTGCATCGCGTCCGTCGTGCTGATCTGGGCGGTGGTTCTGCTGCTATGCGCGAGAACGCGATGAGCGATCCAGTCGACATCCAGCACGTTGCTCGCATCGAGGCCGCACGGCTGGCGGTCCAGGATGATACAGACCTCGACCTGTCTGCTACTCTCATTGAAAGCCTGTGCGACCTGCTTACCGGCGAGCGGAACGCTGATGTCTTATTCGCCTTGTGCTTCGCTATGGCGAATACCTGCCGCAACGATTTCGACCTGTCGGTTATGGCGCGCATCGTAAAAGACATAATGGAGGGGGACCCGTACAGGCGATGAGCGAGGCGCTCGCCTTCCTAGACGATCTGCTGTCCAGCGGTAGCGCGCAATTCGTCCTGTCGGAGATCGAGCGGGAGTTGCGCGTGCAAGATGCGCTGGCGTGCGAGGCCAGCCTCTACACCTTCCTGCAGCGCGCATGGCCATGGTTCGACCCGGCGCCGTTCTGCGGTGGCTGGCACCTACAAGCCATCTGCGAGCACCTCGAGGCGGTCACGCGCGGCGACATCCGCAAGCTGCTCATCAACATCCGGCCGCGATCGGCTAAGACCAGCGCCATTGCCATAGCGTGGCCAACGTGGACCTGGGCGCTGCAGCCAGACGCCGACCGTCCGCTACGTGGGCCTGGCGTGCGGTTTCTGTGCGGCAGCTACGGCGCGCGCAAGGCGCAAGAGGATGGTGTGACCGCCCGGCGTCTCATCGGCACAGAGTGGTATCAAGACAGATGGGGCGAGCGGTATCAGATCGCCGACGACCGAGACAATGCGGAGCGATACGACACCACGGCCGGCGGCTCCCGCATCAACACCGGCATACCGGAGTCGCTGGGCAAGGGCGGCGTGATCCGCATCCTGGACGATCCGCACAAGACCGATGAGGTCGAGTCCGACCTGGTGCGGGATGGCGTGATCCGCGCCTACCGCGAGGTGTGGTCAACGCGCGGCAACTCCCCGGAGCACGGCGCCGAGGTGATGATTATGCAGCGGCAGGCCGAGGGCGACCTGTCCGGCTACTGGCTGGACCGCTATGGCCGCGAGCTTGTGCATCTGTGCATCCCGGCGTGGTTCGAGTCCGACCGTCGCAACACCACCTACGTCAACGGCCATCTGTTCTGGCAGGATCCGCGCACCGAGGACGGCGAGAACTTCTGGCCGGCGCGCTACAAGCCGAGCGAGCGCGCGGTCGACGAGGCGCTCGGGGTGTTCGCGTTCTCCGCACAGATCCAGCAGCGGCCGGAGCCACGCGGTGGCGGCATCATCAAACGTGACTGGTGGTGTGTCTGGCCGCCGGAGGATGAGGAGGACAGTTGGGTCCGCGAGGTCGAGGTCGACGGCGTGATGCGGTCCCGCACGCGCCTGCCCGACTTCGAGTGGATCTGCGTCTCGGTCGACACCGCCTACACAGACAAGCAGCAGAACGACTGGTCGGCGTGCTCGGTCTGGGGCGTGTTCGAGTGGCGCAACAGGCCGCGCATCATGCTGCTGCACGCTTGGCAGGAGCGCCTCGAACTGCATGACCTGGTCGAGCGCATCAAGGAGACCGCGCGGCGCAAGGGGCGGGAAGCCGATGCGGTGCTGGTCGAGGGCAAGGCGTCCGGCATCTCAGTGGTGCAGGAGTTGCGTCGCCTGACCCGCGAGGAGGAGTTTCAGCTCATCGCCATCGATCCCAAGGGGGACAAGACGGCGCGAGCGCATGCGGTGGTGCCGTTGTTCACGGGCGGGCTGGTCTACGCGCCCAAGACCAAATGGGCCGACCTGATGATCGACAACGTCGCCCAATTCCCGCGCGCGAGACATGACGACCTGTTCGACACGGCGACGCAGGCGCTGATGTACATGCGGCGCACCGGGCTGGCGCAGTTGGCGAGCGAGGTCGAGGCGGAGCAGGACGCGGCGCTGTGGTTCCATGGCAGGAAGCGGTCGGTGGCCGAGGAATACGGCCTAGCATGACGCAATTCCTTGCCCCCGTGACGAAAGAATATTACAACCGCAGCTTGCCATCCCGCCGCGCCGGCCTGGGTGTGTGGAGAACCCGCACCGATGCCTGACGGCTACACCCGCGAGCAGAACTACAGCGCGAACCCACGGCAGGGCTTCGGCGCAGATCCGGTGGCCGATGCGCCGATGAACGGCGTGCTGTCGGTAGAGATTGGCGACGACGGCAGCGTGACGCTCGCGGCACCCGCTGTGCATCGCGGCAAGAACACCGAGCCGCCATCGACGTTCGGCGACAACCTGGCGCTGAATACCGATGGTGACCTGCCCGGGCTGGCACAGGACATCCTTGACGGCATCCGGGCGGATGAGGGTAGCCGGAAGCTGTTCATCGAGAATTACACCGAGGGGCTGCGGTTGCTCGGTCTGACGATCGATGACGTGGACAAGACCGAGGGGCCGGCGTCGCGCATCGGGCATCCGATGCTGCTGGGCGCGGTGGTCAAGGCCCAGTCGGCGGCGTCTGCCGAGCTGCTGCCAAGCGGCGGGCCGTGCAAGGTCAAGACGCATGAGGGTGACGACGCAGAGCAGGATGAGCTTGCGCAGGCCCTCGAGCGCGACATGAATTATTATTTGACCACGGTCGCGACCGAGTACTACCCGGACATGGACCGTGGGCTGTTCGGTCTGATGTTCGGCGGCAATCTGTTCAAGAAGGTCTACGAGCATCCGTTGCGCAGGAGGCCAGTGTCCGAGGCCATCGACATGATGGACCTGATCGTGTCGGAGGATGCGACCGACCTGGACACGGCGACGCGGATTACGCACCGGGCCGAGATGGCGCGGCCGCAGGTTCGCCGGATGCAGAAGTTCGGGCACTGGCGGGATGTGCCGCTGTCGATGCCGCAGCCGTCGCAGTCGGCAGACCAGCGGGCGAAGGACGATGTCAGCGGCGTGCGGCCGTTCGGGTTGCGCCCGCAGGACATTCCCTACTGCATCTACGAGACGACCTGCGATCAGGTCCTGGCGGATTATGGCATAAGCGACCCGCACGCGGACAGTGATCTGCCGGTCTCCTATGCGGTGACGCTGGAGCGGGACACGCGCCAGGTGCTGGACATCCGGCGGCGGTGGAAGTTCGGCGACGAGGAGTTCGAACGCAAGCAGCAGTTCGTCCACTACGGGATGATCCCGGCGCTGGGCTTCCTGTGCCTCGGGCATCTGCATCTGCTGGGGAACCAGACCAAGGCGCTGCGGGCGATCTGGCGCATCCTGGTCACGGCGGGGATGTATGCGAACGCGCCGGCGGGGGTGAAGCTCAAGGGCACCCGCATGTCGACCAACGAGATCAAGCCGATGCCGGGCGAGTGGCCGGACATCGACGCGGCGGGGGTTGACGACATCCGCAAGGCGATGATGGCGCTGCCGTACAAGGACGCGAGCCCGACGTTCATCCAGTTTGCCGACATGATTGCCAAGGAGTCTGGCCAGCTTTCGAGCGCGGCAGATGCGCCGATGGGCGAGGGGAGAACGGACATCCCGGTCGGCACCATCCTCGCGATGATAGAGCAGGCGACGCACATCGAGAGTTCGGTCCACAAGCGGCTGTATCGTTCGCAGGCGCGAGAGCTGCAGTTGCTGAAAGAGTGCTTCGCGGAGAACCCAGAGGCGCTGTGGCGGCTGAACAAGAGCCCGGCGCGTCAGTGGCAGGCAGCGGCGGAGTTCACCGACATTGATCTGGTACCGGCGTCCGATCCGAACGTGCCGAGCCAGATGCACCGCATCATGCTGGCGACGGCGATGGTGACGGTGGCAGGGCAGAACCAGGACATCTACGACCGCGTGGCGGTGCATGACCGGGCTTGGAAAAGCATCGGGGTGAACGATGCCGACCAATTCCTGCACCAGCCCGTACCGCAGCCGGCGCCTGGTGGGGCGGCACCGCCTGATCCGCTGATCGGGCAGGCGCGGATGATCGAGGCGCAGGCCAAGGTGGCGAAGGCGCAGAACGATAGCGTCGACCAGCAGCGCAAGGCAGCGAACGAGGCGCTGACGGCGCAGCACCAGGGCGCGGAGATGCAGATTGAGGCGCAGATCAAGGCAGAGGACCGGGCGAGCGAGGAGCGGATACAGAACGAGCGGCTGGCGGTTGAGCACGAGCGGCTGAACGTCGAGCAGGTTCGAGCGGCTGCGGAGCACGAGCGGGCGACGGAGGAGATGCAGCACCAGCACGAGCAGACGATGACCGGGCACCGGATCGCTGCGGCTGGGCACGGGCTGGATGTGGCGGCCACCGCTGCGGAGCACGAGCGCGGGCTGAAGGAGCTGGAGATCAAGCGGAAGGTGGCGAACAAGCCGGCTCCGCGGCCGGCGGCGAAAGGAAAGAAGTGATGTCACGCACGACGGCGAAGGAGCGTGCCGCAACTCTGCTACGCAGGAGCAACAAGGAAGCGGCACTGCGAGCGATCCAGAAGCGCCGGGAGATAGCGGAGGCAGAGGTGATTGAGGCGGCGGCGGTGCAGGCCGAGATCGAGCGGCTTGCCAACGAGCGCGAGGTGGCGTGGCAGCATCGCACTCCGTGGCAGCGGTTCACGGATTGGGTGAAGGGAACCAACTGAGATGAGCGACAAGGCACCGAAGGACGCAGCGCTGTCATCGGCAGAGCAGACGCAGAAGGACAGTCAGCGGACGGTTGATCTGCTGGGCGGCAAATCGGCAGCACCGAGGAGCGACGATCAGGCGGCGAAGGACCGGGCGCTGCTCGACGAAAAGATTGCGGCGGCTGCGGAGGCGCAACGGCGCGCTGGTCTCCAGGGTCCGAAGGTTCCGCTCAATCCACCGCTTGGCGGCCCGATCGGGCAGCAGACGGATGCGCAAGCACTCCAGCAGACCAGGACCGAGCCTGTGCCAACTCCACCGGTGGTCCCGGCAGTGATCGATCCGGCGGTCGACCTCGATGCGCTGTTCAAGGTGCAGAAGCGCGGCGACCTGCGCCCGGCGATGGTGGTGCTGGATCCGAAGAACGACCGGCACAACTTGCTGCGGCAAAGCGACATGATCGAGGTCGGCGAGTACTGGGAAGGCGCCTGGGTGAACTGGCCGGACGGCACGCGCACCTACCCGGCGGACGCCTCGGAGTTGCCGGGGCACAAGCTGGCGGCGCGGCTGACGCGACACGGGGCAGAGATGCTGCGGCAGTTCGACGAGGTGCCGTGATGCCGCGCATGTGGGTGGCCGACGATCTGCCGTTCTACGAGTGGGAGAGCGAGCCGACGCAGCATCGCGGCGATTGCTACGCGGCAGAAGCCGGCGCTGAGACATATCCCGACATACAACGACCTATCGGGTTCATGCGACGGAAGCCGCGCGTTCGGGTGAAGGCGTGGACGATGCCGATCATCAAGGGAGACTGACATGGCGAAGTCTGGACACGCGGCAAAGGCGTCGGCGCTGATGAAGCGCTGTGGCTATGCGGGCGGCGGTATGATCCCGGGCACGGGCGAGAGGCTGGCGGCGTTCGGCGTCTCGCGCGCCAACGCAGCGGCACCACCGCAGGCGAGAGCGCGCGGCGGGCACGTGAAACACAAAGGGACGCATGTCAACGTGATCGTGGCGCCGCAGGGTGGTGCGCAGCCGCCGCAGCGTGTTCCGGTTCCAGTGCCTGTGCCGGCCGGAGGTCCGCCGATGGGTGGGCCGCCTGGGCTGGCGCGTCCGATGCCAGGTGGTCCTCTGCCTCCTGGTGCGGGGATGCCGCCGGGTGGACCTCCCCCCGGCCTAGCCGGCGGCATGCCTCCCGGAATGCGACCGCCTGGGATGAAGCGGGGCGGCGCGCTGAAGGGCTATCCGCTCGACGATGGTGCGGGTGGCGGCGAGGGACGGCTGGAGAAGATCAAGGCGTATGGCGGGAAGAAGCGTTGACCCTCCTGCCTGACGATGGCCGACCGACCTACCACGACCCTCGGCTCTGGGTGCGCCTGGGGCCGCGGATTGTGGAGCACTACGACGAACGGGCGCGCATCGTAGTCGAGAACAAGTGTGCGACGCTCGAGGATTACCGGGGCGCGATGGGATACCTGGCAGCGCTGCGCTGGGTGATCGCCGAGGCGCGGGAACTCACAAAGGTAGAGGGCTGAATGGCAACCGCTGTTGCGATGCTTCACACGGTCGACCCGAAGCAGGAGATCATGGAGGAGATCGGCCCGTATCTGGCCGACGTGCAGCCGCTTGGCACCGAGGTGCTGCTGGCGGTCTACATCCGCCCAGTGCGGACCAGGAGCGGGATCCTTCTCCCAGAGAACCAGGGCATGCGGAAGGAAGACACCTTCCAAGGCAAGTGCGGTCTGATCCTGGCGATGGGCGAAATGGCGTTCACCGAGGACGCCACGCACCGTTGGGGAGCGGTCACGCCGAAGGTCGGCGACTGGGTCGCGGTGAACGTAGGAGACACATGGGCGTTCGAGCTTGGCCCGCGCCGCTGCCGTGTGGTCGAGGACGTGGACGTGAAGCTGATCCTCAAGCAGCCGGACGTGGTGATGTGACGGGAACGCCCACCCTCGATGAACTGCTCGCGACGTGCGCGAGAGATAGCGGGCTCCGGGAGAACGCGGTTGTGCCGTCGATGGCGACGATGCAGCGCGCGCTACGGATGAACCCAGATATGGCAGCCGAAGCGCGCCGCCGGCTGGCCGCAATCGATCCAGCG